TTTACGCCTTGTATAGCCAGCCCAATCGTTACGGGGTCGATCATGATTCATAAGCTTTCTATATCGTATCAATATTGGTCCAGCCCGGTGTTTGGTTGTCGTTAATCAGCACCCAACCGGAGTTGGTATCCGTATTTATTACCTGCCACGAAACGCTCTGGCTGTCGTCAATCAACTCCCACAAAAGGCGCTGCGTTATCGAGTCAAAGGCTTGTGCAGTTTCTGCTACAACGGCTATCGCTATGATGTTGTTTGTGACCGCTGCAACTGCCGTTGCTGTTTCGCTTATGAATGCTACTGCGTTTAGCGTATTGGCGACCGAGTCCGCACCGTTTGCTGTCTCTGCAATGGCTACTTGCCAGTCCACCGTGTTAGTTACTACTGCAAAAGCGTCAGCCACCTCTGCACATACCACGCTTTGCACCGATCCAGCAGAGGTCACCGTCTCGGACACCTGCGCGTACGGGTCAATATTCGCCACCGCAACAAGCTGGGCAGCAACAGAGTCCACACCTTCCAAAATCTCGGCAATAACGGCTACTGCGTCGTTGGTGTTGGCAACAGCGTCTTGTGCTTCTGCTGTCTCGGCGATAGCCGTTGGGATGATTGAGACTGCTGTGACTGCGTCGGATGCGTTGGCTGTTTCGTTTATTGCGACTGGGATGGTAGAGACGCCGGTTATGGTTTCGGATGCTTCTGCCGTTTCACTGAGCGCAACTTGCCATGTCCGTGCAGCAGGAGCACAGAATGGGGTTGTACAGAATGCGCTGTCAGCGAATAGCATTTATAGCTCCGCTGGTAAAGGTTCGTTGCCCGCCTCAAGCCACGCAAGATATTCTGTTGCGGTAACAAGACAGCTTTCTTGGCGACCATCAGGCCATTCGCGCCAGACCACTTGTGTATCCTGCATTGTTTGCAGCGGCAGTAGTTTCCAAATTGGTTCGCTCATAGCTCACAACCAGTAAATAAAATATATGCGGAAGCATTATTAAAATAAAAACCACACCCTTTATTAGAGTTTGGCGTTGAAACCGTCAAGGCTACGGCAGCGGAAGATGGGCTGCTGTTATTAAACGCAATTGCTGAAGATGTAAAATTACCGTCTTGGTAGTTAATATACATATGCGCTCCGTTACTTACGGTAATTCCAGTAGGAGCTACTCTAGCAGTTACAGGAAACGGAATAAAACATGTTGCACTTGTACCGTAAGCCCAACCAGAAGCAACCGCAGAACTAGTACCACTGCTAAAAATGGCTGGCAGATACCTCTGACACAACGCCAACTCCGTACCATACGGCCTGTAATCAAAGCTCGTGGCTGTGCTGCCTTTTTCGAGTTGTACGCCGGTGATGTACCACGCCGCTGCGTTTGTGTTAACTAATGCGACTTCGCCCGTTGCTCCAACATAGTTAGCCGCAGCCCACGCACCTGCTGGCCCCCTGAATGTTGACCCTGTTCCAACACTAAACCACACATCCAATCCAACAGAAGTGCCTGTCCCCCATGTTCCTGCTGTGGGTCCGGGAATAGTCACTGTTTTAAATTCCCAAGTGTTTGCAGCGGCTATTGAATAGGTAAATGGGTAAGAATAGTTTGAGCTATCGCCAGTACGAATTGCGCCACTGTACGTTCCGGTAACCGTTGCATAAATCCAAAAACTTAGCGTAACAGTCTGCGCCGCAGACGTACCCCAGCCAAGGTCTTGCATGTTAAAACCTTCAACAAACTGGTTAACGCCATAGTAGTCCGACGCACCAACCGTAGTCGCTGCTAACGAAGTTACATTCATTGTAAATCGGTTATTTCCACAACTTTGTGGGGACGCGATAGGTTGTTGTTGAAATGAAATTTTGCTTGCCTGAGAAGAGTTAACCCTCCAACGGTCAAGCCCGTACACAGAAACTGTACTTACAGTTGTACTTGTTGTTCCAACGCGCTGCGATATAACCATCCCGCCATTTATCAGACGGTTCTTAAAGGAATAGTATTGCGCCGTGGTGTCCAGCATTCCTGCTTGTACGGTTGTTAAGGGCATGTCTTACTCCGGCTTTGGGTACTTTGTTTTCACCGCATCAATTGCAGCTTTCCATGAATCATAGCCGCCGTGATACAGAAGATCGAACTGGTCAGCGAATGATGGGTACTCTGCTGCGCGTTGGCGTTGGTATTCGGTCTTGGCTATTTCGGCATCCACCAGCGCAGGGTCGTACTCAACTATGTTATCGTCCGCGTCATAGGCTACATCGCCACGGATGGTGACGATCTGGGGGTAGAGTTTAAATATGAAGTCTGCACGGTTCATCCTGCGATCTCCAGTAAGCTCATGGTCGAAAACTCACCTGTACTAAGATTCATATACCCTGTAGCCGAACTTACTCTAAAACGTACAGAATACGTAATAGCTGAAGTCGTTGCGGGGGAGTCTAGGAAGTTTAAAGATACCTGACCAAACCGATCTCCTGTATTTCCGTAAAGCTCACCAAATCCGTATGTAGCGTTTCCAATATTTGTTGCGTCACGAAAAACTGTAAACCATACATATGCGGCGGCAGACTGATACCCGTTAAACGAACCAAGCACCAAAATCTTGCTTGAAGAAGACGAAGGCGTAATTGATAAAGTAAAACCTGTAGTGACAAAACTAGTGCTCGTAGTGCTTACTTGAGTCCCGTAAGTCCCATTCACCACCTGCAAAACGCCGCCTGACCCGGCTAGTGCTGTATTAACTGCGCGTGTCATTCGTTACTCCCACATGATGTTAATAGTGCCAGCGTCAAAGGTGTCTGTGCCGTTGACTGTGGTGATGCGGAAGCGGTCTAGTGTGGCGGAGAGAGCTTTGGAACCGCCTTGCATATATGCATTAGCAGAATCACTTCTTCCAATAACCCCAAAAGCTGACCATGTATTTGTTGTGGAAACTAATTGTGTAATTACTATTGAGCCATGTCGCACAACTGAGGCAGAACCACTATCTTCTAATAAAAATCCTGCTGAATTATTTGCCCCTGCTGTTCCAGCGCCTGATCTTGCTATTGCACCTAAATAATTTGTTGTTTCAACCCCGCCTGCATCACCTAATTGAACCTGAACAGCAGAAGTCCCATTCGTACTCACCCCACTAAACATCACCGTAATCCGCTTTACCCACGACGGTATTGATGTAAAGTCAATTGACGTACCGGACGTTGAAGCAACAGCTGTACCAGAAATTATTGGATACAGTGTACCTGTGGCTGTTGAAAAACTTGTGCCTGTGACCGCCGCATTAAACGTAGTTGCTCCTGTCACTGTGCCGCCTGTGACTGGCAGAGCGCCTGAGATCGATGTCAGGTTAAATACTTCAATAACTACCGTATCCCCTGCTGTACATGGGCTGGCAAGCGTGACTGTTGTTCCGTTCGTTGCTGTGTAGTCAGCAGGGGCAAGTTGTGAGCCGTTACGGATGACGTTGATGAACCCTACCTGATACGTGCCGCTGGGTGTAAATACCGTCTGGCTTGCTGTGGCTGTGAATACTGACGACGAGAAGTAAGCCGTGTTGCCGGGGGTAAGCGTTGCCACCACAGGGAGTCCGAGATACAGGACTGCGATATTGCTTGTACCCGTGGGCGGTGCTGGGGTAAATGTCAGAGTAGTTCCGCTGACAGAGTAAGTGTTCGGGTTCTGTACTACGCCAGAGATTGAGACGATGATTGAGGTCGCGCCAGCCGGTGCATATGACAGTGTGAAAGCCGTAGTTGAGCCATCCCCGCTGAACTGATCGAACGGGAAAGCTGCCGTGGTTGGGACGTTGCCTATGTAGCTCATAAGTTCTCTTTAGCGGAAGATAGCAACAGTAAAATACTCGGTATCTTCAAAAGTTTGCGAACTTCCAAACGTAAGTGTATATGCTTGCTTTAAGCGAACATTACCTGCTGCTGGAGTTGTTCCAAATAATCCAGTTCCCCTTGGATAGCTTTGGTTATAGTTGTTACTGCCGACACAAAAAGAGTAATCTGCATCCGGCATAGCAGTCGTAAAGTTCACCGTGTAATCGCCAACGCCGTTGTCCGTGATACTCGATACGTTCCCACTGGCCCGTATCGCAACAGTCCCCGTACCGTTGAAATTAACCCACGCTCTAGCAGAATAGGACGGAGCACTACCTGACGCTGTAGTCAATGCCGTAGCTGTCGGTGCAACTAAACCCGACGCTAAACTGTCCGTCTCTATTTTGCTTATAGCCATATCAAACCCCTAGTGCTGCTTTAATCTCGTCTGGTGTTGCTGCTGCGTCGATGTTGGTTTGTATTACGGCGTACTTATCACGGATGATCTGACGCTGTGCCTCTGCGCCATCTGCTGCCCCGGGAATCTGCTTGGCAATAGCCTCGTCAAAAGGCTTGAACTCCTCTGCACGGGCAGCACGGCGCATATCGTGACCGATGGCTTTGGCTTTAGTAATGTTAATCGTAATCATGCTGTGTACTCCCATGCGTTACGGAATGTGCGATCTGTTGGTACGTCATTAACGTCCACGATGCGGTAGGGTTTGCCAAACGGGACATCTTTAGCTGCGATCTCCTGAATGGTTAAGCCACTGTTCGGGGCTGGGACAACAACGGCAACACCGCCGTCATCAGTTGGGTAAATAATTCTTGAGTTCATGGTTACTCCTTGTTAGCGGAAAACTTGAATTGCGACATATAAACAATCTTGGGCGCCAGTGCCGGGTAAGTGCGTTGAAATGCGGCAGGTTGTAGTAGTTGGTGCGGCACCTGCCAAATTAACAACACGACTACCAGTATTGGAAAAATCAATAGCTACACAACTACCAACAGAATAATTTGCATCACTCATTGCAGTCGTAAAGTTGACTGTGTAATCACCCGTACCATTATCCGTGATACTCGATACATTACCCGAAGCCCGAATAGCTACCGTACCTGTACCGTTAAAGTTTACCCATGCACGACAACCGTATGCAGTGGCGACAGAGCCGTAGCCGGAGTTAAATTGCAGGTTAGCCGACGAATCAAGGCGCATTACCTCAGTGCCGCCTTCAACAAAAGCAAGCGTATCTGCACCGGGGGAATAAATACCTGTGTTGGTGTCACCAATAAACGTCATGCTTGGTGAAGCAGCAGAACCAAGACCAAACTGCGAGGACACGCCCGGAGTCGGTACAAACGTCTGCACATTAGTAGCCCTATACACCACATCAATATTACCTGTGCCTGATGGTGGAGCAGAGTCAAACGTCAGGGTGTTGCCAGCAACGGTGTACGCCGTAAATGGGTCTTGTGGTACGTTGGAGACCGTGACAAACATGTCAAAGACGGTGTTGACGTTACGCGAAAGCGTAAAGACGGTCTGACTCCCAGTGCCGCTAAACTGATCGGCACCAGCGACAAAGTTCTGGTTGGTGGGCGTATTTCCGATGTACGACATCAGGTGATCTCCAGCAATGAAGCAAAGCAGTCTGCCGACGCCGCCGCACTCGTCTCAACCTTCAACACATCCGCAGGTTCTAACACCACCTTCTGGTCACCGCCCACAATCACAAGTGAGCCGCCCACCGCCACCGTTGCGTCTTTCACCAAGTAGTAGTTCACCGCAGACCGAGTCACATACGCATCCGCTGTAATGGGTGAGGCCGAGGTGTTGGCAACCGACAAGCCAATCAGTGTGGTCTGGGTTGCCGCAGGGCAGGTGTATACCGTCGAGGGGGATGTGCCTACATCTTTTACCGGGTACGATTTAAATAAGTTTGCCATTACTGCTCCTTAGCCAGACGCAAGGCTTTGTTGGCTGCTTTAGTCGCTGCTATTTTTGCACGATGCTCTGGCGTAATAACCCGTTTTTTTAAAGCTTCGCTCATCATAGCGCGATACTCCGGTGTTTTTGTGTACGACTTATCCAAGCCCCGCAACTTTGCCCTTTGCTCTTCAGCCATAGGCTTGCCTTTGTTCCACGCGGTGCGACCCTTCATCTTTTCCGACTGCTTGCGCTTCTGCTCTTCTGATACTGGCTTTCCTTTTTGCGGAGAGGGCGTACCTTTTCTTATCGCGGACAGATTAGCTTTTTGCTTTTCAGACATTGGAACGCCTTTGTTCCACGCAGGACGTCCAATAAGCTTTTTACGCGTATCCTCGGAAATTTTTCGGCTAACTCCGCCGCCTGTATCCAAATTGTACCCGTTGGGGGACACCGTACCATAAGCCTGAATGCATCGATGTTCCATAAGATTAAGATACTCAGGGTCTTTGGCATAAAGCAGTACTTCAAACTTAAAACTATCTACCCCGTGTTTTGCAATTGAGTTATGTAGATAAAAAGCCTCACGCTTATGCTTAGTTCTTGCGGCCCTTTTGTGTCGTGTAAACCGTTTTTTAATACCTCTGCTTTGGCCTACATACTGCTTGCCAGTCACAGTGTTGGTAATTAAATATATTCCGCTGTTCATAACTCAACCCAAGGCTATCGCCATCGCAATCGCAGTACCAGCCGGATCAAAGGGAGCTTCGTTCGCTGCGTTGTAGTACACCGCACGTTCAGAGGGGTAGACCACGAACACATCCTTAGTACCAGCAGAGAATGTCACCAACGAGCCGCCGTTACTAGAAGAGAGCACCGTGTCGCGGGAGAGCGTCGTGCCTGATGATGTGTAGGTGCCAATACCCACTTCCCACTCGGAAGTGCCCTGACCTGCAATGGTGTAATAAGTGACGTTGCCATCGCCTATCGCGGCAAAAGTTTGGAACCCGACCACCGCCCCAGCAAGCGTGACTGTGCCCGTACCAGCAGTAGTGGTCGTTTCTCGTACGCGATCAGCAAGTACCAGCGCCATTATTCACC